CGCAAGTTCCACCAAGGTCAAAAGAGCCAAAAGGGACGCAAGTCCCACCAGGGTCAAACGCCCAAACTCCAGGTGCACCGCAGCATCAGGAAGCTGTTGTTTGATGCTCTGAAGAGTCCGGTGTGGTTCCGCGACGGAAACGTCGTTTTTACAGTGGGCGGCTCGGAGCAGGAAATGGACCTGGACGGGTTCGTCGAATACATGGCGGCATACCGTAGGAGCCTCCAGGTGTTCCCCGACCACATGGGTGTACTATACTTGGCCCCCCAGAAGTTTCCCCCTGGCGGCTTCGCCAAATTCATCGCTGAAATTGCGGTGGGCACGGAAAACCAGGGCAAGAAGTGGACACCGGAAGGCTGGGTCGACTGGCCCGCTTCGGCGCACGCCGCCGCCGCAGCCGTTGTCAGCGATGACGATGGATGGCATCAGGTGCCGCACACGCAGCGCAAGCAGCGCCCGCACACGCAGCGCACGCAGCGCCCGCAGCGCAAGCGGGGCGCGCCCATTTGGTTAGAGCAGGAATGCTCTAACAAGGATAACTGTATGAAAGGATGTGGGCACAACCACGCCTGTCTTGGGGTCGCACAGTATGCAGGCGACAAGTTCATCGGGCACTCCGTGTCCTCTTCGTTCACCGACCCAAAGTTGTGTCCGAATGACCGCCCCCTCGTGTGGCCGCGCTGTCAAGACACGCGCTGCCTCCTCGACCACTGTAAGGGGCGGTGGAACTGGATGCACTCCAGGCAGCAGCACCATGCGGCGAAGCCGACTGCGCCACCTGCGCTACCTGCGCCACCTGCGCTACCTGCGCCACAACAGGTTATGACAATGGAAGATTTTCCCATGCTCCCACAACCGGAAGGCACTCGTGGTGTTCCGGTTTCGGAGGCTGGAAAGTCGCAGGGTGAATATTTCACTCACTATACCATGTCTAAACCTGGACCCCATGAAGAGATGGGGCTGTTGAGCCTTTCACTTAGGCGGACTGCAGATTCTCCGCCGGCTCCCCCTCGCCATACGCCGGCCATTTCCTTCCGCGGGCGCAATCCGGAGGAGAGAGCCGATGCGGAGCACCTGGTGGAGATCCTGTTTGGAGGCAGCACACGCGAGCGTGCCGCTTGTCCGGCTTCTTCAACATCTCCCCCATTGCCTGCGAAGGCCAAGGTGGTGACGACGGTTGCCGAGAAGAGCCAGGCGGTTCTCCAGGCGGCGCGAGAGAAGAAGAAGGGGAAGGGGAAGAAGAAGGGGAAGAAATCCCCCACACAGGGACACTCCTTGTCTGACCGCCTTTAAGTAGGCGTGCAGAGGACTTGAAGAGGTCCAGTTGTTTTTTTAAAAAAAAAAATGAAGATTTACTTCATAATATTCTAATATCTATATATCATAATGGCATTGAAACGGCTAATGACAGAATATAAAGAAATTAGTAAAGATCCTAATTATCTTTATAGTATAGAACCAACACAAAATTTTTATGTATGGAACTTTATTATAATTGGACCTTCTGATACATTATATGAAGGCGGTATGTTTAAAGGACATATAACATTTCCAACTACATATCCAAATAAACCACCTCAATTTATCTTTCATGATATGTTACACCCAAATATTTATTTGGATGGTGGGGTGTGTATTTCCATTCTCCACGAAGGTTCAGACCAGTTTGGTTATGAACACGATGGTGAAAGATGGAGTCCAAGTCATAGTGTTAATACTATCATACTTAGTATTATTTCGCTTTTATCGGCTCCTAATTTTGAAAGTCCTGCTAATATTGACGCATCTGTATTATGGAAAGATAATATAGATGAATACAAGAAAAAGATTTATACTATGGTTGCAAAGTCACAAGCATAGAATAGTAATTATTTTTGATTTAAATAAAAATTTCCTTTAACTTTATAATGTTAATAAAATTACCAGTCAACCATAATGATAGATCAATGACTTGTGTATTTCAAATTACTTTTGATAATAATGATATTATAGTTAAACCATACTTGGATGATAACAATCTAATTAAAATTTGTTTATATCACAAGTTTTATGGGCTATGTGAATATGCTATATATTTTCCTTTAATATTCAAAAAATATAATAACTTGTTAGTTAATGAATTATTCTTTATATTTGCTTTAATGTATGATGAAGATATAATAAATAATTCTAATTTTCTGTCATTACTAGTTAATAAAATAAATACCAAATTAAAGACAATATATACTATTCCAAAACTATCAGATTTTAACAAAAAATTTTTGGAATATATAATAAAAAATTATAATAATAACAATAATACTTTGGATAATTATGATAATATTGATCATTTTTTAACATGTATGTATCTTAAAGTCCAATATCATCTGAATCTTTCTTTATTTATAATTTATATGAGATCACATAATTCGATAAATGATTATGCTTTCACAAAAAAAATAAATATTAATATTAAAAATTTATATAATTTTACTTTTGAATTTTTTGGAAATATTAATACTCTGGAAAATCATATTCATTTTATTAAATACCCTGAAAAACTTTTAATTAATAATTATTATTTTATTACACGAAATAATAAAATATTAAAAGTATATCTAAATAAAATAACACCAAAGTCATTTATTATAAATAATAATAAAGAACTTGTTATTGATAAGTATATTATAACACCTTATCCTAATAATTATAAAGATGATATTACTATTGATATGTTGTTCAAAAAGGTTGTTAATTATAAATTAATGGATTTGATTGGTAAAAACATATATAAAAAACATCCATTATATAGACAAATACTTGAATATTTTTATTCAGATAATCAATATGAAAAGTTAGCTTTGGTTAAATTACTATCTGATAAATTTATTACTATAGAACCTAAATATAGTAACATTATGAGTAATGTATCTATTTTAATGGATGAAAATATATCATTTGAATCGTTTAAACAAATAACTGATATTAACAATAAATTTGATATCAATGTTTTAAAATGTTTATTAGAACAATATACATATCCAATTTATTATAATAAAAGAACACTAGCACCAACCTTTGCAAAGATATTATATTATTCTTTCAAATTTAATAAAGATATTGTTGCGAATAAATCTTCAGTAACCGGATTCTTTACTAAAGAAATAAATGAGATTATTGGTCCAAAAATAAAATATATATATACTACTTTTATCAGGATTTATATTAAAATAAACAGTCGAGATTTAGCTTTTATTTATAATAGTAAATTATATACTGATTATTTACATTTTACTATATTTAATATTTTATTACATAATGATAATTTTAATTTGCTTGAAAAGAATAAATTTTTTTATTTAATTAGAAACAAGTTTATTAATAATATTATATTATTACAAGCTATTAACTTGTTGACATGGAAAAATATATCTAAAAAAACATCCTATTTGAAATTTATATTAACTAATAAATTAGAAAATAATAAATTATTATTTTATGAAAATAATATTAATAAATATATTTTAGAAAATGATATGGATTCTCGAATTAAAAGGGTAATCGTTGACCCACTAACCATGTTTAATTATCTAAAAACCGAAAGAGATTATATTAAATGGATTTTCTTTTTGGACAATGAAATTAATAAATTATTTTATAATCCTATTAAATTAACAACACAAGAACACTATATCTTAGGGAAAATGATTTATATGTTATTTAAAGTTAAAACTCAAAACTTGGATGATAAGACGTATACTGATACCTTGGAATATTGTAAGAAACATCAAAATTTAATTTTATATAAAGATCGTATTAATATTAGACTCAAAGATATTTATAAGAACTCTCCTATTAATTTAGGTTACTTGGCAAAACATTTATATACACGTGCTAATTCATCAATAACTCTAACAGATGAAATTGAATATACTATAGATGATTTAGAAAATAAATTAATTCAGGTTACACGGCGATATTATAAATATAAAAGCAAATACTTGAATATTAAACTTTCCGAACTATCTAGTAATATTGATATATAAAAATAAAAATTGATTTGTAAAATATTTAAAAGCTATAGTATTATATATATTAATGCAAATCTTCGTAAAAACCCTTACTGGAAAAACAATCACTCTTGAGGTTGAACCATCTGATAATATTGAGAATGTAAAAGCTAAAATTCAAGATAAGGAAGGAATTCCACCAGATCAGCAGAGGCTGATTTTTGCCGGAAAGCAACTTGAGGACGGTAGAACTCTAGCAGACTACAATATTCAAAAAGAGTCAACACTTCATCTTGTGCTCCGTCTCCGTTAATTTATAAATTAAAAATTAAATATTATATTGTGACACACATTTTTTACAATATAATCGATACCCTTTAATATTTTTGTTTTTTGATATAGTTGTATCGCTGGAACTACATATATTACAAATAACATATTGATTCATATAATTACATAACAATTTACTTATTTTTTGTTTTTTATATTTACCAATCATAACTAAACCATCGGATTTGGATGAAGACATCCAATTTACATTACCAATCTCTTTATTCAGATAATCTACAAAATGATCTGGGGGTCGGTTTATTGTTTGTAATATTTTTTTTATATTTTTCCAATAAGTATTAGTTGTACTTGTTTCAATAACGGGATTAGGTAATACCAGTTTTTTAGAAGTAGCTTCTCCTAATTGGTCATATATATTATCAAGCATATTTTGGAAATCCATTACAATATAATGATTACTACTTTTTATATTAAAAAATCAATATTTAATAGTATAGATTTTTATCTATATATGTATATATGTATTCGAATAAAGAATTAAAAAAGTTACTCGCTGAAAAATTAAAAGAACTACAAAAAAAACAAAAAGAATCTTTTACTGGAATGGGTATACCTCCCCTACCAGGATTCGGTCTAGAAGCATATGCAAAAACTGCTCTTGGAGATGAAAATGCTCTAATAGAAGAAATTTCTACTACACTTGCAGTTTCTTATTTAATGAAATTTGTTTGTTTATGTACTTTACTTTTCATCGTTCTTCATTATGTTCCTCAAACAAAAAATCTCGGTTCTAAGAAAATATATTTTATAACTTGTGGAACTCTTGTAACTATTATATTATTTTTTAAATTTATATATTTACCAAAAGAAACAAGAATATCTATTTTCAAATGGGTTAAAGAGGACTCCAAAAAAGATAATGCTTTCACATATGCCAGTATATTACTTATGATATGGAGATGTATGTTTTACCTCCATTTATTCCTTTTACCAGCATTATTATTAACATAAAAAATATTAACTATTATAGTAAATGCTTTGTTTTAGAAAAAAATATCCAAAATTTACAAGAGATGAAGTTAACAAACATTATTATGAAGAATCGTGTTATATTATTTTATTCACTATCAGATGATTCATTTGAACTATCATTTGTAAATAATTCACTTACTTCTTTATCAATTTTAAAAGCAATAGTTTGATATATTTTTATCATATCATCAATAGATGTAGTATCATTAAAATTTGATTCTAATTCTTCAATATTATATTTTTTATACTTTGTATGTAATTTACTGTTACTATTACTTTCTACATTTCCTAGTAACTTGTTTAAATTTTTTTTTTCAGTTTCAATAAGTGGGTTAATTGTTTTAATTAACTCGATTCGTCTAATTATATCAGTGTCTGGTAATTCATCGATTTGTTTCATATAATCCGTTAGTTTATCCATTATTATATAATAATGGATAAACTTTAAATAGAAAAACATACACAATGTGATAAGTTTGTCTTGACATGTTTCGCATTTAAAATGACACTATTTTATCAACCAGTTATGATATATATATATATAATGAGTTATTATATATATATACAATGAGTTATTATGAATTTGGAATTGATAATACACCCGCCTGTTATTTGACTAATTTAATAATTGCTATTACAAATATTTTTATTTTTATAAATATTAAACAGAAACCAATTAATCTATTAGACATTGTTGCCTTAAAATTATTTTATTTATCAGACACAATAACACATTTGTGTGGTTTCTATTATCATCTATTTATAGGAGTAAATGAACTAATAAATAATCCTGATTATCTCTGGATATTAATAACAGGTGTTAATGATTTTTCTAGAAACATTATAATTTTTTCATTCTTGATAAATAGGCTATATATTAGCAAAAAGCTTGGAATAATTTTTAGCTTTATGTTATCCTTATTTAATATATATAATACTTATCATTTTCCGAATAAAATGCTGTATTTAAATACATTATTGAATTTTAACAAATATTGGATTCATATTATAAATGGTATTTTGTTAAAAAATATTATGTATTTATGTGTTGGTATTTTTGGTTTATGTCATGAATTAATGTATATATTGTATCGTATCATATTTAAAAATATAGATAAAGATGAAGAATATGATGGTGTTCTTTCACAATCATTCAATCATAATGCTGTATATCATCTAAATTGGGCTTTATATAATTATTTATTGTATTATGTTCTTACAAATTTCAAGGATCATTTAAATGCAAAACGGGTTAAATTAATGTAAAGTAAATTGATAATCGGTTAATGTTAGTAAAGTATCACCCCATTGGATAGTTAAGGGAATTTTGCGCTTGACTTGTTTTACAAGCATATTATTATCTGATATAACTTTATCTTTTGATAATAAATGAACACCAGATTGTGCATCTGGTATAGTATATTTATTTGATAACTTTTCTAAATTTAATAGTTCTTTATTAATAGCCATATTAATTCTATTAAATAAATGTATTTTGTAATTTATAAAAATATTCTTTTGGTTAAGAATTGTATTTTTATAACTATCTAATTCACTATTTTTATTAATCATAGGTTTTTGTAAAAGTGAGAATAATCTTTTTTTTTTATATAATAATGTGTCTACATATGTCCTATTGTGGTCAATAATAAATTGAGCAGCTAATGAAGGAGTTGGTGCAACAATATCCGCTACATGATCTAATAAAGTAGTATCTACCTGATGTCCAATTGCACTAAGAACTGGAACCTTCAAGTTATGAACACATTCGATTAATTCTGGTTGACAAAAACCAAATAAATCTTCAAAACTACCACCACCTCGAGTAATAACTATCAGGTCATATTGTTCTAACTTATTATTATCTGTTGTTAAAATATGGCAAATATTAGAAGGACAATCTGTTCCTTGAACTATAACATCTATTAATTTATGATTAATCCGACCTTTCCCATTATCTAAACCATAATAAAAATCTTTAACAGCAGCACCACTTGCACTAGTTAAAATAAGGATGTTCTGAATAGTTTTTGGTAGAGGTAGTTTATTTTGTGGTAAAAAATATCCTTTTTTTTCAAATTGGTTTTTAATTTGTATATATTGTTTATGTAGCTGTCCTGAACCCTGAACAGATACCAAGTCTCTAATTACAAAATTTAATCTACCTCTTTCTTGGTAATAGTTTAAATTACCTTTAACCGTTATTTCATCACCTTCTTGTATATTTTCCATATCCTCTGTCATATTGAACTTGAATATAGCTGCACTAATACATCCAGATTTATCTTTTAACTCTAAATACATATTGCCATTAGATATTTTTGGTTGTTTAACTTCAGCTGTTAATATTATTTTTTGTTTAGGTAAATTATCTTTAATACATTGAGATAATTCTCCAATATTTAATGATCTCATTAAATAATAATAAATAACTTACCTTTAACATTATACCTCAATGTCATGGTTATACGAATTTATAATATTGCTATTTGCCAATGTATCCATTTCTATTATTTCAACACAATCAGAATGGGGATCTTCAATTTTATTTTTTCTTTTATTTTCTCTATAAACAAAATATGTCATTACAGATAAATAACAAGCAAATAAAATTATTTTGAAAATAATAAATTCTATATTATCCGGATAATAGTATTCTATAATTGATAGTAGAATTATTAATACAGATATTCCACTTTGATATAAAATATCATATTTTAGTTCTTGTCTTTTAAAAATATTTATTTTATAACATATTAATGAATATAATCCCAAAACAAATAATAAAAAATATTTGCTTCCTGCTATCCAGAAATTAAAAAAGAGAATATATAATCCCGTAAATGCTTTTAATGCCAATAGAATAATAGAAAAAAACTTGTATTTCAAATGAAATCCGTCAATTAAAAATTCATATTTAATTCGATATAAATACATTTTTTCACCATAGATAAAATTAAATAATATTCCAGGAAACCAAAAAGTAATTGCATTAAATAATAACAAGTTGATTAGAATAAACCAGAATTTACTGTCTTTGACATGTACTAATGTATTTAAATTCCATAAATATAATGAAATATAATTAATCATGGCAAATTTCAGATTATATGAATATAGAGACCATTTATGTAAACTATTATGGTTTATATATTTTTCACGTACTATATAGTATAATTGATATAAACTAAATGCAATTAACCAACAACATATAATAATATATTCATTTTCATCAATATTCATAATATCATTTAACGCATCTGATTCATTATCCAATCCTAACCAACCGATGAAAATCCAGCGTACATATGCTGTTACGTGCGAACTTAGTTCTGGATTATAAAGTGATATAACAGCTATTTCAAACGGAAACAAGCTAAAGATTAGGTGATTATTATAAAATTCATTCAATATAATGCTTTTGATTAAGAATAAACTACTTAATAATAATATAATTCCATACATTATTATATAGTCACTACAAGTATTGTTTTAATCAATATATGTGATAACTGCTGTTAACAATATGTATTAAAGATATATCAATATATTAAAATTAATGAGAGTTATAAATGATGTCAAATTAGATTTCAAAGATGTGTTGATATTACCTAAACGTTCTATTTTAGAATCTCGAAGTCAAGTTGATTTAACTAGAACTTTTACTTTTATTAATTCAAAACAAACTTGGACTGGAGTTCCTATTATGGTATCTAATATGGATACAACTGGAACCTTTAATATGGCCAAGGCTTTGTTTAAATATAAAGTATTAACATGTATTCATAAACATTATAAACTAGATGAATGGGCGTCGTTTTTAAATCAATTATCAGATAATGATTTTAATTATTTTGTAGTAACAATTGGTATTACTGATCGAGATATGGAAACACTTGATAATATTATCAATTTAGATAAGAGAATTAGATTTATAATGATTGACGTTGCAAATGGATATACAGAAAAATTTATATCAAAGGTTAAAATGATTAGAGATAAATATCCAAATAAAGTTCTAGTAGCTGGTAATGTGGTAACAGCAGAAATGACAGAGGCATTAATACTGACAGGAGCAGATATTATTAAAGCAGGTATTGGTAATGGGTCTGTATGTACTACACGAATAAAAACTGGTGTTGGTTATCCACAATTAAGTGCGGTAATAGAATGTTCAGATGCGGCACATGGGTTGAAAGGTTGCTTGTTAAGTGATGGCGGTTGTACTAATTCTGGAGACATATCGAAAGCATTTGGAGCAGGTTCTGATTTTGTTATGTTAGGTGGAATGATGGCAGGACACGATGAATGTAATGGTAAGATAATTGAAGAAAATAATATTATATATAAAGAATTTTATGGAATGAGTTCAGAAACCGCAATGAATAAATATGTAGGACAAGTTGCAGATTATAGAGCATCAGAAGGTAAACGAGTATTGATTAAATACAAAGGACCTGTGGATAATACTATTAAAGATATTTTAGGTGGTATTCGTTCAACATGTACGTATGTAGGAGCTATTACATTAAAAGAACTATCTAAGAGAACTACTTTTATTAGAGTAACACAACAAAGTAATGAAGTATATGGTAAAAATTAATATATAAATTAAATTAATGATAAGTTGGATTATAAGCGGGATTTCCATTATTCTTTTACTTGTTACGATTTATTTATATTTAAATAAAAAAACTCCTAAAACAGAAGAAGAAAAAGTATCAGAGTGTTCTCACAATAACTTTGTATATAATTTATTAACTGAATCAATAGAAAATGAAGTAGTCGGTAATATACTAATCAGCGATAAATATAAAAAGATCGCAATTAATAACAAAAATATGAAAAAATATTTAATAAAAAGTAAATCAGTCAATCGTATATTAACTGATTTAGATCTATTTAAAAAAGTATTAAATATGTATAATTTAGAATACCAATCCTATAATTTGGATTCAGTTACAGAAAATGCAAGTTTTGTTTTTACGCATAATCAATCAAAAAAAATAGGTATAGTAATGCTGACTTGTAATGATTGGGATAAGTTAAATAAACTAAAATTTAAGCTAAATTTTAAGATTAGAGAACCAATTAATTGTAATCATATCACTTATGTGTTATTATTAGATACATCAGACAGTTAGAGTATTTTCATATTTATGATATAATTTGTCAAATACCTTTCTAATTAACCTTAAATGATTTGGTTTATCAACAGATATATTTAATTTTTTAGCCAAATCAATTAATTTAAGATATCCATAATTATGTTCAAATGAAATGGTATCAATTAGAATAAACCTTGAAAAATCAATATTAACACAAGCTCTAAAACATTCTGTTTGAATTGCTTTTAGATGAAAGGATAAATTATGTGATACAATTATATTAACCTTTTTAAGATCATCTCTTAATTCAGATATAATACTATTATTATCTATTCCTTTTTTTAATGCTTTTTCCATAGTTATTCCATGAACTGCAACTGCTGTTTCATTGAATAATATACATTTAGGTTTTAAAATATGTTTTACTTTTTTAGTTTCAACATATTTAAATTTTCCATTTTCTATTTGATAATAACCAATTGAATAATAGATGGCTATTAATCTCGCAAATGCAAACATATTTTTTTTAGAGACATTACAAGTATCAGTATAACTTTCATGAAGACCATTAGTATCAGTATATATAAAACATATTTGTTTAGTATCTTGGGACATTATTAACTAAAGATTACTAGTATTTAATTATATTTTTCATTTTTTATAAAGTTCTTTATAAACCTTTATAAACCTCTCCCATCGATATTAATAGAGGGTACTGCACCAAGTAAATAAGGAACAGGGGGGTAACGTGCATTAGGATTAGAGCTTGAATATCCTAAAATTGGTTGAGTATAAGGAAATATAGAAATACCAACTTTATTTCTACCGTCTTTGGTATAATAATTTAAATTAGCTTTTCTCATATGATTAAATTGATCTGACATAATTAAATGTGCAATATTCATATCACGATGTGTCTTGACATAGTTTTTAGCTGCTGTGGCAAATGTATCAGCATCTATTGTCATGGCATAGGGGTAAAGAATTTGATAACTGTTCATATATAAATAACATAGAAAAAAACCATAAGTTATTTTCAATACAAAAATTAAAACTTATTAACCATTGTAATAATATAAATGCAATCCTGATTGCATAAAAACAACGTTTTTGTTATAATAAAAATTGATTTGTATATAGAAAAATTGATATAATATATATAAAAAAATATTTATATATTATTTAAGACCTGAACAATGGGTATTAAAAACTTATTAAAATTTTTAAATTCTTATGACAATATAGTTAATGAAATAAATTATGATGATTTTAAAGGTGAAAAAGTTGCTATAGATATTAGTATTATCTTATATCAAGTAATAATTGCTATTCGTAATTCTGGCGCTGACCTGATGAATCAAAAAGGAGAAATTACTTCACATATTTTAGGATTATTTAATAAAACAATAAATTTGTTAAGAAAAAATATTATACCAATATATGTATTTGATGGTAAACCACCAGCATTTAAACAAAAAATATTAGATGCACGAAGAGATGTAAAAAAAAGAGCTTATATGAAATTATTTGACATAACTGATGAAAAAGAAAAAATTAAATATTTTAAAAGAACAGTTCGAATTACTAAAAAACAAATTGATGAATGTAAAGAATTGCTAAATTTGATGGGAATTCCTTATATTGAAGCACCAGAAGAAGCTGATTCTCAATGTGCTTATCTAGTTAAAGCTGGTATTGCACAAGGTGTTATTACAGAAGATATGGATATTTTAACATTTGGTGCTAATAAGATTTACAGAAATTTGACTTCATATAAAAAAACAACATTAGAAATAAAACTAGATAATATTTTAGAAAAGGTTGATCTTACATATGATCAATTTATTGAATTTTGTATTTTACTTGGTTGTGACTATTGTGATAGAGTAAAAGATATTAAACAAGATGTTATATATGAATATTATTACAAATATAAAAATATTCCAGAAACATTAAATGCAATTGAGGCAGACAATATTAGAGTTCCTAATTTAGATGATTATGAAAAGTATAAAGACTATTTTAAAAATGCACCAGTTATTGAAATTGACACACAACTCGAAAGAACTAAACCAGATATTACAAAGTTAACAAATATCCTAGTTAACGAATATGGATTAATCAAGGCTAAACTTTTACCTAAATTAAAATTTCTTGAATTAAATAAAATAAATTAACCCTTATCAATCGAGACAAGCGACGCAATCTCGATTGCATTGTTAACAGCAGTTGTCACATTTATATTACATTTAATGGATAATATTTTCGTTGATAATTTATAGGAAAATAGTTTCTAAAATCTGTTAAATATCTATCCAAGTCTAGTTTATTTTCTAAAAATACTAGATGACATTTATTTAAAAAAATTGAGGTAGAACAATCTACTATTATTTCATTTCCTTTCATTAATTTATTATAAATTTTCTCTAAATCAAAGAAATAGAATGGATGCTCTTTAATAAAATTAACTATCTTTAGCATGTCTTTAAATGATACAATTTTATTTAATAAACTTAATTGAGACATTATATCCTTATTTATATTGATTGGACTTATAAATATTAATTGTTCTAATGGTGTTATAAATGTTTTATCAGTATATTTGTCAATTTGTTGCTGTCTTAATATTTTATGACTATAATTATTGATAATATCATAAAGTAAAGGAGACTTTCTGTGGAAATAATACCAAGTTTTATCCACGATACCATTAAAGTAATAATTAACAACCCAATTTAAACCAAACAAATATTCTTTAATTATATCAGATTTATTTAATGAACCAAAATTAATCTGATAATAATCTTCTATTTCTTCTCTCTCTGGAAAGCCAGTATTGAAGAATTTTTGATAAAATAAATCTGTTGGATTTAAAATATTGTAATATTCATCAAGTTTATATTCTATTTTATATTGTAATAGTTCATGATTATCTAAACTATCTATATTTTTTTTATGAGGTTGCTTATCTGACCGATAACTGATTTCTAATAATTTAGGATGTTCTTGTTGTAATTTTCCAGTTATAGGTATTTCTAAATTAACAAACATATAATATAAAATATCATCAAGAAAATTCTCTTTAGTATCCATTAAATAATATAATTTACCATAATTTTTAAATAAACCATTTCTTTTACTAATCAAATTATTATTTTTTATAAATGAATATAATTTATTATTATTTATTTGTTTTATTATATGTAAATAGTTTGCCATGAATGATTTTTTTAGTTCGTGATATATATCCTTATCAGTATATTCAAATTTTCTCTTGGCAAAATTTTCAAGTAAATGATTATCTATTAATGGTTCTTCTTTATTTAAAAACTTTATAAATAATTTAATATCGAAACATTTAGAAACATTAGTTGGGCTAATTGAAGCACAAGGTTTTTTAAATTTTTTATTAATAAACATAAATTTCCATATATATTCATTAAATAATTCGCGAAACTTGAACATTTCGGTGCCAAATATATCTAATTCGACTCTATGATAATTTGAATATAAACTGTGTTTGGAGTTTCTATTTAAAAAAAGTAATTCTTGTTTTGACAATAAGGTAAAAAAATTAAGAAATGATGTTGTTCTGATTATTTGTAGTCCATTATTTTTTTCTAATAAATAGCCTGACCTAATTAAATTTACCAAATAATAATCCAAAATTATATAAATATCCAAATTGACTCTAAATGGTTCTAATTTCGGAAGAAAATCATCTCCAAACACAGTGAAAATAAAAATAATATCATTTATTAATCGTTTTTCATTAATAGGAAAATGGTCTACTGTTTTTTTGATATAATCTAATAGGATTTTTCGAAATTTATTTACATTTATTATACTATATTTTTTTCCTTCTAATTTTTCATTTAATTTAGATTTTTGCTGATCATAACGTAAAATAGTCGTATTATTATCTAATAATAAAAGTAATATTAGCATATCAGAATCAGGGGAATAAACTACTATATCATCTTTTAAATTAATTTGATGTTTGTTCATTGATTTAATATAATTTACTATTTTCATTTCACCTTCACCAGGTGTTGTCGTATCTGATATGATATATTCTTTTAAATTCTTACAAGTATTTTTTATTTGTAAAGTAAAATCCTTTGACCTTAGATAGTCTTGTAATTGTTTCATAAAATTTGTACCAGGACTTATATTATTCTTGGCCCAGTTAAATGGTAAATCAATTTTAGAAGTTAAAAAAGAGGTCATATGTCCCATATATCTTCTTTTTTTCTGTTCATACATTTTAGCCATAGTGGGAACACCATCTATACAAATAACCAAATAATTTAATTCATTCGCATATATATTATATTTTAACATATTTATTAGATATTCTCCAATTATATCCAATAAATTTTTTTCGAAATTCTCTATAGTATCGTATTTATATGGACAATTTGGTTTATTTTTTATTAAATAATTATTAATGGTACTTATCATATGCGCTGATAATATATGGACTATACTATTAAAATCAATCATAAAATATTTGGTATGTATTTTTGTGAATGGATATTCGGTATTAATTATAATATTAAATTCTTTTTTAATACTTGAAAAAAATCTTTCAATTCCCATTTTGTGTATTATTATATTTACTTATATAATTATTTGAATGGATTTAAAGTGAAATTATCAAATATTAATTAAGTATGAATAGTGATATTGAAAAATGGGTTGAATATTTAAAACAGTCTAGTCGTAAAAGAAAGCATCCGGACGATTATGAGATAAATTCTGATGAAATGATTAATGAATTAAGATTGATGGCAATATGTAGTTTAGAAGATATTATTGCGGGGCATAATTTCCGTGGAAGAAAATTAACTAATTTTTTAAATACTTTGGAAAATACTTTGAAACAAACTAAATTAGCATTTAATGATGATCAAGTTGATATGGAATTTTCTTTAATGATATCAGCTTTTACATCTGTTATGATTGATTTAGTTAATAATATTAAAATAGAAATTTATTCACAAGGAAATAAATTTAGTCTTGATAAATATTTTAATTTTCTAAAAAATCAGACACCATCTAATAAAAAAAGGAAAACCGAAATTACAAAAATAGATATAGCTTTAGATATGCCAATAGAAAATGATGTTGAAGATGATACAGAACATGAAACAACAGATGAAGAGTATGTAGAAGAGAGTGATGAAGAAGAGAGTGATGAAGAAGAGAGTGAGGAAGAGAGTGGTGAAGAAGCTAGTAGTATAGAAGAAGAGTATGAACTTGTAGACAAATCTAGCAATAGAAAAATAAATAGAATATTTATGGATGAATTAAATAAAACAGAAAAGAATGGTGATACAAAAGATGAAATTATGAGATATTTTTGTAGTTTAGATAATGACTATAAGAGAACATTGATTGATAATTTTAAACAGATTAATAATTGTTTAGATAATGATGTTCCTGCATTATTTAAAATTCTTAATATGCCGATTCCAGATAATACTAAAAAATCATTACTTAATAAATTAATTCGAATTAATACAAGTTTTGGTGAAACTGGTAAATTAAAAGCATGGCTTGATAATGTAATGAAAATTCCATTTGGTATATATAAAGGAATTAATATTAATTCTATCAAGCCAAAAAAAGTTAAAAAATTTTTAAAAGCATTAAAAACACAAATGGATGATGCTGTTTGGGGTCACGACGAAGCCAAACGTCAAATTGTTCAAACTATGGGTCAACATATCCGAAATCCACAATGTAAAGGTAATGTTTTAGGTATATGGGGGCCACCCGGTAATGGGAAAACAAGTCTTATTAAAGATGGAATCGCTAAGGCAATGAATAAAGCTTTCATTTTTATTTCATTAGGTGGAGCAACTGATGCATCAGTATTAGAAGGTCATTCATATACTTATGAAGGTTCAATTTATGGTAGAATTGCACAAGGTATAATTAAATCAAAATGTATGGATCCAATTATTTATTTTGATGAATTAGATAAAGTTAGTACTACACCAAAAGGTTTGGAAATTATTAATCTATTAATTCATTTAATTGATCCTGTTCAAAATACACATTTTAGAGACAAATATTTTTATGACATTGATATTGATATGTCAAAAGTAACTTTTATTTTTTCATTTAATGAACCTCGTAAAGTTAATTATATTTTAATGGACCGTATTACAAGTGTGGAAACAAAACATTTAATTATGACCCAAAAGTTACAGATCGGGGCAAATTATCTTTTACCTAATATTTTAGAAGATATAGGTCTAGATAAAAAAAGTATTATGATTCCTGAAGACATAATGACTGATTTAATTAATAATTATACTAATGAAGGAGGTGTTCGAAGATTAAAAAAATTATTATATGAAATTTGTCGAGAATTAAATATTAACAATCTTACTAGAGTTCCAATTTGTAATACTGATGTTACTTTTCCATTTACATTAACTACTTCTATATATAATGAAATCATGAACATGTATACTAAATATACTCATGATATGATTCATCGAGAAGATTGTGTTGGTACAGTAAATGGATTATGGGCCAATTCTTTGGGTTTAGGTGGAATTCTACCAATTCAATCAATGTTGATTCCATCAAAAGGTTATATGGAGATTAAAGCGACTGGTTCATTAGAAAAAGTGATTAAAGAAAGTATAGATGTAGCTTTATCATTAGCATGGAATTATATTGACGATAATCTTAAAAAAGAGTGGATTAATATATGGAAAGATGCTCCACAGTGTTTTCATATTCATTGTCCAGATGGTGCAGTATCTAAAGATGGGCCATCGGCAGGTGGCGCATTAACTCTTGTAATATATTCACGGCTAACTAATAAAAAGATTAAACATAATGTGGCAATGACTGGTGAAATTAATCTGCAAGGTAATATAACACAAATTGGTGGGTTAGAAGAAAAATTACATGGAGCTAAAAGAGCAGGAGTAGTATTAGCATTAATTCCAAAAGAAAATGAACCTGATTTAGAAAAAATTAAAAAGAGAAATAGTAATTTACTCGATTCTAATTTTAAGGTTATTAGTATCGAAAAATTTAGTGATATATTAGAACATGCACTAGTCTAAAAATATTGATTTATTAACATATAATCATAATCAATATACATATTTAAAATGGCAGCTACTCAAGACATTGAAGATATATATACAAAAAAAGTTACGCATTTAACAGTTCGTAATATCTATCATGGGAATGACCCAGTTACAGCTAATAATTTTATCAAGGAATTTACTAATATTCTTGATAAAAATATTATTGAAACAAAACAAGAATGGAATAAGATAAATACACAATTACGAAAAAAATATCATATCAGTCTATCTACTGTTACTATGAATTATATTTATAGAAAGTTAGTAGAAGAAAAGAAAATTGATAGAAATGAATTATTTGAACAATTTAATGTTGGTAAATTGTGTCGAACTAATAGTGGAATAACACAAATAACAGTATTAACTTCGCCATATCCTAATGGTCAATCTTTTAGTTGTGAACATGATTGTTACTATTGCCCGAAAGAACCAGCACATGAAGGTAATGGGTTTGTAGAACAACCTAGATCTTATCTATTTAACGAACCCGCTGTTTTACGTGCAAATGCAAATAAGTTTGATGCAGCTTTACAAATGTGGGATAGAATGAGTACATTATCATTATGTGGTTTATCTATTGATAAGTTAGAAGTAATGGTATTAGGTGGAACATGGGGTTCTTATCCAGAAGATTATAGAGAAGAATTTATTCGAGATTTATATTACGCAGCTAATACTTTTTATCACGATGCAGATAATAGAAGAGAACGCTATCCATTACATGTTGAGATTGGTTATAATGAAATTGCATTAGTTCGAGTAATTGGATTAACCTTGGAAACAAGACCAGACCACGTTACTGCACGGGAATTATATTTATTCCGCAAGTATGGTTGCACACGAGTTCAAATAGGTGTTCAACATACAGATAAAAAGATTCTTAGTAAAATTAATAGAGGATGTTATTTAGAAGATACAGTTAGAGCAATAAAAAATCTACTTGATGTCGGTTTAAAAATCGATGTTCATTTGATGTTAGATTTACCATTTGCTACGCCAGAAGATGATATTAAAATGATAAAAACAATGTTATATGATACACGATTACAATTTGACCAAGCTAAATTATATCCATTTGCTAGTTTAGATTGGACGAAAACAAAAGAATGGGAAGACAAAGGAATGAATTTACATTATTCACAGGAAGAATTAATTGATGTTTTAATTGAAACTAAAACAATGATTCATCCATGGATTAGACTAAATCGTGTTATTAGAGATATACCATCTAATTATATTTTAGCAGGTAACGATAAACCAAATCTACGACAGACATTAGAATTAGAAATGAAAAAAAGAAATTTAAAATGTCAATGTATTCGTTGTAGAGAAGTTAAGAATAATAAAGAGGCATTAGATTCTATAGACCAAGCGATTATATTTATACGAAGCTACGATGCATCAGACGGTAAAGAATATTTTATTAGTTTTGAAACACCTGATACAGATTATATTTATGGATTTTGTAGATTACGTCTATCTAAAAATATGGGATATGTTAAAGATATCAAGCCAAGAATACATCGACAAGTAAAAGAAGATAATTGCGAAGAAACTATTAATCTATTTCCAACTATTAATAATACAGCAATGATAAGAGAATTACATGTTTATGGAAATATGAACCCAGTAGATAAACATATTGCAAAAACTCAACATAGAGGTTTTGGAAAAAGATTAATAAAAGTTGCCGAGACAATTGCTAAAATAAATAATTATGATCAAATTGCGGTTATATCTGGTATTGGTGTTAGAAACTATTATCGCAAATTAGGATATTATTATAATAATACTTATATGGTTAAATCATTGAATACTAATCATATAGTATCCTTAAATCCCATATTACAATTTTTAGGATTAGCTATATTAGTTATTTTGTTAATATTTTTACTGTTTTAATATTTTTTTAATCTTTTTATAGATAGGTTTATGATAATCTTTTGGAATATATTTGAAACTAATCATTTTTTTATTAATAGAGTATTGTTCCTTTGCCTTTTTATTTTCTTTTAAAAATTGTTTCAGTAATTTACCAGTCTCTATATCTTCTCGTATTTCCTTTCGTCTTTTAAGAGATAGTTCTTGTTTGCTTTTTGGGAAAATAGATGGAATATTATCTGAACAATCGCCATTAATAATCTTTAATGATAGATTTTGTTTAGCTTGTTCTTGAGTTAAAGTTAATAAATCCTTTTTTTTATAATCAGCAAAATATAAATTATTATAACCCAATTGTAGGAAATCCTGATCACCAGAAACAAGATATACTTTGTGATTGGGATGTTTTATTCTTATATATTTAGTGCATAGAGCTATTATATCATCAGCTTCCATTTTTGACTTTTTTATACAAAATATATTTTTATTATTTTTTACTAGGTCGGGAATCAATTGGTCATAGGTTAATTTAAATGTTGGCTTGAAATTATTTTTTTTACTCAAATCAACACGTTCGCCTTTATAACATTCCATTAAATTATTTCTCCATAATGATTCTTGTGGAGCGTCTAGACAAAAAACTAATTTAGAATCATTATAAACTTTATTTGATACAAGTTTAATAATTGAATCTAAATACATTTTTTTATATTTTTCAATAAAGATTTCATTTTGACTCCAATCGTATGATGGGTCATCTTTATGTTCCTTATAAATCTCTTTTTTTGCTAATGATATCCATCGTAAGGTAGCAAAAAAACGATGAAAAGATGTATATGATGAATCTACTAGGATAATATTCATTATTACTTTTATATAATAATGAATAATATTATTATTTTATCACATTTTAACTTCAATATTTGTATTAAACATAAATTGTTTTAATAAGAGTATAAGCGACGCAATTATTTTGGTTTGAAGAAATAAATATCGAATTCTGGATGTTCAGGCTCATATTTATATACATTAAATTTGTCAGCTAGTTGTAATTCTATAAAAATTTTTCTTAAAAGAAATAGCTCTTTAAGAGTAATACGAGCTGCTGCTCGCTTAACACATGGTGGACCTATACACTGAGCAATTAAATTATCTATATTTGTTGGTAATACTAATCTAACAGTATACGGTGCTTGGGGGTTTTGGGGTAGATTATACAATGAACAAATTATAAAACTTGCATTCAAGTCTTCGCTCCATGTGTTAGCATCAGCTGAAAGCATTAGAAAAGGAGAATTTTGATGTGCCTCATTATATAAAAAATAAGGTTTTATTAATTCTAAAGTTCCTAAAACAACTTGTTTTCCAGTTTTTGGAATTTCTGGTATTACGTATGGTGGAACAGCGTTATCAAAAGGAGATTTTTTTGTTTTAACATAAGTAAGAGTAGACTGTATATTATCAAAAAACTCTTTTTCCTTATTTTTACATGTTTCATTATTCTTGGCATCTCTATGTTCTAGACTAATATCCCATTGTTGTATATCATAATCTCCAAGTTTCTTAGAAATATCCTCTATTATATTTACAAAATCAATGGGAGTTGAATTCCACACACCAACACCACCTTTTTGTAAATTATTATTGTTTTCTTTTAGGCGTAAATACTTTAGTTTGTATTTGAGGTATTTATCTTTAAAATCAGACATCTATATATATAGATTAAAATAATTAAAATAATTAAAGTATTTAAAATCCAAATCATAATATATTTTAATGAGTTTAATTGAATTATTATCAAATATTGATACAAAATTATCATGGGATGAGTATTTTATATCAACAGCTTTATTACTTTCATCACGGTCTGCATGTGAACGTCTACATGTTGGTTGTGTAATTGTTAAAAATAATAGAATTATAACTGCTGGTTACAATGGGTTTTTACCTGGTGCACCACATAAAAGTATTGTTATTGATAATCACGAACAAGCTACTATTCATGCAGAACAAAATGCTATAACTGATTGTGCTAATCGAGGAGTATCTGTTAAAGATGCTGTTGTTTATATTACCCATTTTCCTTGTATTAATTGTGCTAAACTTTTAGCTGCATCGGGGATTAAAGAAATAAAATATTTAAATGATTATAAAAATAATGATGTTGTATATCAAATATTAGATGGGATTAAAGTAAGTATTAATAAGATTCACCTATTTTAAGTTGTAATGCTAAAACACCACACATTTGTTCCTTTTCAGGTGTATAATATCTATAATACAAGTCAACACCTTTTTCAATAGTATCAATAGTATCAAGTGGTAGAGTAGTTTCCAAACCTTCTGTTGATAGATAACTCGTAAAGCTAGGATACTTTGTGATATTTTCTATATTTGTTTTAACTTCCTCACCAGTTTGAGTATGATACCAATAAACAGTATCACCTACTTGTAAGTGTGAAAAAACACCTTTATCTAAACGACCCTCGACTGTTTTCTTGTGAGATTTGATAAGGTTAAATCCTGGATTTTGAATGCTGATACGATAACTGGACATAATTATATATTTATGTTGAATGATTTCTTTTAGTATATTTTTCAATATTTATTTAAAAACAGGGTGTTAACTAAATTAATGAGATTATTTGCAATATTATTTCTTTTATTAGCAACAGTTAATGCAAATAAAATACCTAGAGCAAGCAATATCGGTGCTATTTTACATGTCACCGATATTCATTATGACATTGAATATTATCCAGGCAGTCCAGATAATTGTGTTATTGGAACAAAAACTGGTATGGGTTGTTGTCGACAATACGAAATACCATTAGAACCTTATCATCCATGTAGTAAATGGGGTAATTTTAATTGTGATAATTCTATTTTAATGGTCCAGAAAATTTTTAATTGGATAAGACAAAATGGACCTAAATTAGATTATATTTTTTATACTGGGGATAGTCCAGGACATCATTTAATCACACAATCAGTAAAAAGAAATTTAGAAAGTATTAATAGAATTGGTCAGATTATTGATTATAATTTTCCATCTACACCTTTATTTCAAGCATTAGGAAACCATGATACTTATCCAATTGACCAAACACCAGATTTTACATATGATACTATACTTAATAATGTATCTACATTATGGGCTAAATGGTTAACAAATGAAGGTAAACGTAATGCACGACTAGGTGGATATTATAGTATTGATTTGGCTAAAAATTTAAAGTTGATTGCATTTAATTCTGTTTTCTATGATACTAACAATATTTTCCGAGTTAAAAATGATTCAGATGATAGAAGAACTGGATTTCAATTTACATGGTTAGAAAATGAATTACAAGAAGCTAGATTATCTTCTCAAAAAATTATCATGTTAAATCATATTTCTCCCGGTAGTGGAGAAGCAGATAGTTATTATACAAAACGATTGGTTAAACTATTAGCAAATTATCAAGACTTGATTGTTTTACCAGCATATGGACATACTCATGAAGATCGATTTATTCTTTTTAATAATGCAGGTAAATTTACTGGTCATACATTAGTTCCTGGTAGTTTAATGACATCAAATCATGATCCAGATTTTAGAATATATTTATATGATAGAGACACATGGGATATTATTGATTATATGCAATATTCATGTTCTTTACAAAAAACAATTATTAATGATAGAGTAATGTGTAATAATACTTATAATTTCACTACAGAATATAATTTACCTAATATTGGACTAAATTCAATGGTTAATATTTATAATAA